GCATACAACGGTCGGATAACATTTTAACAAAAGGAACCTTTCTGTTGTATTTTGAAATTAAAACATCAGCTTCTTCTTTAGATACCCCTAGGGATTGGGCTAATTTATTTTTACCCATTCCATACATTAATCCTAAACCAATTGTTTTAGCTTGAGTTCTTTCTATTCCTACTAAATCAGCAACGGTTTGGTGAAAATCGGCGCTAGCTTTATGATAAGCTTCCACTAATTCATTACTTCCTTCATACCCATCTCCGATAGAAGCTGCATAATGAACAGTCATTCGTGGCTCCTGTTGTGAATAATCAAAGGATCCCCACTGGCAGCCTTCCTCAGGAATAAATAAAGATCTGATTAAAGGACCAAATTCTTTATTCCGAGCTGGAACCTGTTGAAGATTTGGATTCGACATACTCAACCTGCCCGAGACTGTGCCGCCGTTGTCTCCTCTTAATTGATTTATTTCTGCATGAATTCTTCCATTGACCTGGTATTTCATGATAGAAGATAGAAACGTATTATGAAATTTATTTATTTCCCGAGCCTGTACAATCAATTTTGCAATCTTATGTTTGCAATTAATCAACCAATTTTGTGTAAATGACGGTTCGTGAGATTTCGGAGTACGCGGGTAGTCTATCTTCAGCTTATCAAAAGCTTTGGCAAGCTGGCGCGCTGCCCAAATGTCTATATCTAATCCTGACTCTTTTCGTATGGCCGACAATATTTCTTTTTCTTGGCTCTGCATTGATTGCTTTAATTGTTCAGCTAAGTCAGCTCGTACTTTTACCCCTCTTTGACGCATTTTTATTAATACTGGGAGTAAGTTAGATTCTAACTCCCATACAGTTCCCAAGCTTTGGTGAATAATTTCTTTTTTAAGTTGCTGCCATAATAGGTACGTGAGTCGTGCATCTTGTTCAGCGTAGAATCCCACATATTCGGCAGGTAATTTCCACATCTCAGCTTTAGGATCGACTCCATGTTCTTTGGCTGCATTAATTAAATCAGTTTCTGCTTTAATCTCCCCTAAATAATCTTTAGATAAAGCATTTAAAGAATAAGAAAATCTATTCTCATCTACAATGGCTGCAGCAATCATCGTATCAATAATCTCTCCGTTAACTTTAAACCCTTCTCTTTCCAGCCATCCTACATCGTATTGGGCATTATGAAAAATTTTGGGACAAGGTAATTCACAAATACTTTTAATATATTTTTTGACTTGTTGGGGGATCATATTACCTCCTCCAAAATGAGCAAAAGGATAATAACCCTGCCATCCTTCAACAGCTACTGCAAATCCAATAATGTTTCCTTTACCGGTTGCCCAACCCGCACCGTGTCCGGAACTAATTCCTTCATCACGGGTTTCTAGATCAATGGCTATTTCTTTGGCGTGGGATAAGTCTTTATATTCAGCCGGGCACGACCAAATATGTTTTTTAAAATTCATCGACAGCTGCAGGCTCAAGAGTAATCTCTTTCTAATATCATCTCGAGATAATGAATGGCTTTTTGAATATCTTTTTCTTTCCCTTTCTTTTTGTGTCTACAAATATATTTAATAGCATTTCCTTCTGCAAATTCTAAATGATTCTCATTTATAAAATGAGCGGGCTGAATTTTCATTCCCTGATAATGTTTTCCATCGACCTGAGTATTTAAACTATCATAAGTAGTTCCTTTGAACATATCCTTATCAGTCATTTAAGCCTTTTCTGTGCTTCGGCTACTATTTTAAAAATATCTCTCCATTTAGTTTCTATTCTTACTTCTCGTATCTTTGAAGCAAGTGCTTTAATATATGGAAGGGGTTTGGATATATGTTGGCGCTTGTTAAGTTTTTTGGTATTGGATCTTTTTTTAGTGGCATAGGTTCCATCTTGTGGATCCGGTATAAGATCGGCATACGCTGAATAAATGTAGTCGTTATTTTTTTTCTTTTTCTCTGACATAAACTAAATAATCTTCTCCTAAAGGATAATTGTATTTATAATCCGTACTTAAAAGATGAATGGTATTTCTAGCACGAGTTGCACCCGTATACCACACTTTTTTTTCATTAATTTTTTCTTCTTTAGACTTACCCCCATAATTTGATGGATAATTAGCTTTTCCATAAAGTACCACGTTATGAGCTTCTCCTCCTTTAACTGAATGAATCGTATCAATAATAATCGTTGGTACACCATCTAATTCTTTTTGTCCATAGCGGCGTAAAAGACGTAAAAAATAAATAATTTGACGTGGAGTAAAATTACGTCTTAGAATCCACCACCATTGTTTATATTGAGCAGAAGGGGGTAAATCTAATCCACACCATTCTTGTAGATCTTTAAAATTGTATTCTTTAAAATCAGGTTCGTTATTCCAAAATTTTTCTCCACGATATTTAGGATCCTTTAGTTCTCGAATAAATCGATACATAACCTGGCCCTGTTTTTTATCAATTTTTTTTCCACTGGATAAACGAGTCCAAGCTTTAATCGCTTCCCAATGATGTTGATCAAAACATTTATTATCTTCATTATCTGCAAAATATAATCCTGCGTCTTTAGCCATCATTCTTAATTCATTTACTGTGGATCCAATTCTCCCTAAAATATACCACGTTCCTTTAAGGTCACTAAATGGAATTTCTTTAAAGTTTAAATAGCGTTTGACATATCCAGGTTGGTTTCCATGCTCGTATTCTTTTTCTTCACTATTTAAAATTCCGCGTCTAATAATTTGAGAAAATTTATGAACAGCTTCTCCGAATCTGCGTGTTTTTCTTAATCGTACTTTTCTCCCTGGGAAAAATTTTGTAAAATATTTAGGATCAGCTCCATTCCACTGATAAATAGCCTGGTCATCATCGCCTGCTAAATAAATCTTATTAGCATTCTCTGCAATTTTATAAATAACTGACCACTGAAGAGGAGTACAGTCCTGAGCTTCATCTACAATTAGAATTTTAAGAGGCGGAAAATTAACTTCATCAATCGCTCTTTCAATCATATCATCAAAATCAATAAAAGCTCGTTCAGCTCCATGCATTTTATAATGCTCATAGGTTTTAACTTTACGACAAAAAACATCTAATGAATCTTGTTTGTAAGATTCTTTTTTATAAATTTGAATAGGACTGGCTAACATATTACGTGCCTTACTATAAATACCTAACGACCAATCTTTGTAAGTAAAATTATCTTCGCTTAAACGTTTATCCGATGGTTTAACAATTTTAGTTTGAAGTGCATAATCAATCATGCAATCTTTAGGATCAAATACTTCTTCACTAAAATAACGACGACAGTATTTATGCAGCGTCTTAAATCTTTCAAAATCATTAGTAGTGTATTTAGGAAAAGCTTTTAAGGAGCGGTCTACTGCCGTATTTACAGCTTTGTTGGTAAAAGAAATAAATGCAATATCCTGAGGAGCAATTTTTTGTAAATGTTTCTTTAGAACTTTTTCAACCAACGTGTGGGTTTTTCCTGTTCCAGGGGGTCCAAAAATTTTAATTGTTTTCCGGTATAGTTTTTTTAACTTTTGGAGTTCTGAATTTTCCAGTGTGGAATTCATCATCAACCTCTGTCATTTCTTTTTTAATAGGTTTGCTAGGTTTAATATCAACATAATTTACAAACTCAGGCATTTTAACATACCAAATATTTTTTTCTCCTTCATAATATTCATGACGTTCACATCCAAGATAATGAAGAGCATCCATCGTATTGTTAAAAACTTTTGTGGCGTGAGTTTTAATATAATGTTCTAAAGTGGAGCGTTTAAAATAACATATTTGAGTTTTAGAATTTAAAACTACATAGCCATCTTTTAATTTTTTAAAGTCATCTTCTTCTAACGTTTTTTCAAAAAAAGATTTAAGAACTCTATATTTTTCTTCATCCACAGTATCAGTAAATTTCATTTTTTCATTTTCAATAGCGCGCGTTGTTAATTCTCTTAATAACAATTCAAAAGGGGCTGGTCCTGAACGTGATCGTGGAAGGGTTAACCAAAATAATCCGTATCTTAAAAATCTTACTCTCCAGGATTTTTCATCTTTCATATCTTCAGGTTGAACCGTGATTCGTTGTCCTTGATAAGTAAAACTAAAATAAATCGTTTTAGTATCTCGGGTATAAGAAATATTTTCAAATTCATCAATGAGCGTAGGAACCTGAGCTCCTATCCCTAATCTTCGTGTTTTACACAATTCTTTATTACAAATGGGTTGGAGTTCATTATGTTTAGGAGGACATTTAAAATGATACCCATGACTCTTTACGGATTTAGCAATGGCTTTCGCTTCAGTGACCTTTAAAGGTTTAACAAAACATTGACGATTTCGCTCTACTGCAATTTCGGATAAAGCTTCTAAACTTAAATTCCCATCGGTTTTTTTATTTTCTAATACTAAAACATTAAATAAAAAATTATTTCTATTGTTTGCTGCCCAAGGTTCCTGTATAAGTTTTTGTACACATGGAGGATAATGTTGCCACTCACTTTCAGGTTCATATGCACTCGTTTTTAAGTCATATAATTCTTTTAGGGTTAATCGTTTTTTGTCTGCTAAGTCTAGAAAAGCTCCTAACATCAATGGGTTTGAATTATCATCGAAAGCAAATTCTATTGTTGCATTACAGTTGTAGTATGGCATTGATACTGCTTTATTCATTGGGAAAACTTCATTCGCCATAAAAAAAGTATTATTCCATTCATCTAATTTTTTACGTACTCCTTCAATCGGTGCCCATTCTTTTAAAAATAAAAATAGATGTAATCCTCCCGATTTAGATTTAACTGGAATCAAGGGTAATTTATAATCTCTAATAATATTAACGTATTTTTTTTGTGAATAATCTTTATAGGTGGTTGGGTCTACATCAATGCATCCCCATTTAACTTTATCTTCATTTTCAGGACGGACACCAATCCTAGTCTTCCCATCAATATGATCTTTCCATATTTTTTCTGAAATTTTTTGATGGATGGTGCGATATTCTGCTTCGCGCTTTCCCCTTTCATCCACCTCGCCGGTAAGCGAGGTGGTGATGAACTTATCAGGATCGCCTTGAAAAAGTTCTGTTAGCCTTTTAAGCATAAATGATTAAAAGGGTACAGCTTGTTTCTGAGGTGCCTGATTAATTTCCTGACCGAAGTCAACCTTTCCAAAGATATCACTCTTCATTGCACTTTGATAAAAGCCTCTTGTCATTTCAAGAGTCTTAGGATGTGTTGCAGTATTTAGATATTTATCAAATTCTACAATCCAGCCATACCAAGTGTTTTGAGAGTTGGATTCTTTAGTCGTGGTTAAACGATAAGTTGTCGCCCAAGTTGGTGGTCTGAAAAAACCTTTTTTCCCGCTCATCCTTCTACTTTGCATCATAGAATTCCAGGTTTTAGATTTTTTCTTTTGAGTCGACTTCATCGCAATCAATGCTTGTTCGATTGGAACATAGTTTTGATCCAAGATAAAGACAAAATGGTTACCAGTGTCTTCCACATAGTTTCCATTTTTTAATCTGTCTTTATTATCATCTCCACGAGTGGTTTCGGACATAATCGCTGGATCGGTATGTATTTTTACAGGACGTCCAGGACTGTCGCCTCTGTCCTTCCATTCGTTAAAAGTATTGATATACAGACAAGGCGTTACAATGATACCTTCATTTCCTTTCCAAAGGGATCCTGATACTTCATTGTAGATGTCGCCTTTTTTTGCAGTTGCGATATACTTTCCGCCACTTTCATCTAATACCGGTGAATTGGCATATAGAATTTTAAGTATCGGAAGTTTAAGGTCACGAGCCGTAACATTCTCTTGACCCTCACCAGCAGCTTCTTCTAGATTAATCGCAGCTGGTAAATTTGCTTCTTTTTTTTGAATCTCTTTAGCCTGAGATTTTGCTTGTTGCGTCGTTTGCATGTTTACTCCTTCGTGGTTATTTTAGTCTTGTTTGCAACGTAAACACCGAATAAATCAGCTGGAACGTTTTTACCATCTTGAATTTGTTCTTTTACAAACGCCTTCAAAGTCATTGGTTCCACCTTTTCGGCTTGTTTAACATTATGCCCTTTTTCTCTTAAACTTTCAACCAAAGACTTAACTTCATTATCTTGGCCCCGTTTAAAAGTAAGCATAACATTATTCTTAATAAGATCCCCATGGCCATTAGTACGCAGCCAATCGAATGCCTCTTCAGTTTTCGATAAAGGGATCCTTGCAGCGTAAAAAGGTTTAATTTCTACGCTAGAGCCATCTTTCAGTTTAATCATCGAGACGCCCGCTTTTTGCATTAAGTTTGGAATAGTTTGCTCAGAAAGAGTTGATTCAGTAGCTTTTAACGTTTTTAGTTGTTCGTCAATCGCTTCCATTTTTTTCTGAGTTTCCAATAACTTATTGCAAGATTTAGCAATGTCCAGGGACACCGCTGTATCGACCGTTATGGCCGATTCTGCTTCTAAGTCCATAAGAACCTCCTGCGATCTTATAAATTAATATTTTGACGAGCACAAGAAAATAATTTAAAAAGAAGAAAATGTATCAATATAAAACTCCTCCATTTGAACATCAGCGAAAAGCTTTAAATTTAG